CCTGCCGTGGTCCCGTCGTACACGTAGATGTAGTCGGAAGACGTGGTGTCTGTATTCTTGATGTACAGATACGCAGGAGCTGAGAAATCAGATGCCGTGTACAATGTAGTTGCACTTGCACCAACAGCGGTAGCCGTCACGGGTCTACGTGCCAAGCCTGTAGTGTTAGCTGCAGTGGTTTCCATAGACACACTGATTCCCAGCGACTCAGACAGCAAGTCTGTGCTCGTCAGGGATAGTTGTGCGGTTACTGTTGCCATTAGTTATTCTTTGATGCAAATATATGAAACATTACCACTTGACTTTGTCAGCCCAGTAGGCAGCGCTCATCTTGCCCTTCTTAATGTTTTTGGCGTGTCTAGCCTTGAAGCTTGCACGCTTCTTCTTCATTCTATCCGACTCACCAGCCTTGGGCTTGCCAGCAGTCTCAGCTCCCTTCTCGCCGAAGCGGATGAGCTTGACTCTGTCACCCTCTTTTGCCAACACCATGTGTGACTTCTTGGGGTGGCTTGGTGTGGCCTTTGGTTTGTTTACACCCTTGAGCCCGTGCTTATTGAGCATGCGCTTGACGCGCTCTCTCATTGCCTCTTTGCTCATCGCCTCATCAATTCTTGGATGATGTCCCTGTTGTCTTGGTCCTCAAGTTCAGGGCGCGTACCCTTGCGCTGAGAGATAAGCTTGGACTGAGCCACAGCCTGCTTATCAACGCGGGAGTCTTTTCTGTCGTCCTTGCTTTTCTCTAGGTCCATGCGGAACTGCTTGTCCATTGCCTGAGACTGTGCGACCACTTGGAGCTTGGCCATCTGAATCTGACCCTCTACCTGCTGACGCATCTGCATCAACTGCATATCAACCTGTCCCTGAGCCTGAATGTTCTGGAGGTCGGCCTGTGCCTTCATCTGAATTTCTTGCATGCGCATCTGTGCTGCGGCCTGCTGAGCCTGCATGTTCATCTGTGCTTGCATTTGCATTTGTTGCTGCTGTTGCTGCTGCAACGCATTGATGCGGCGTTTGCGGCGGATGACGAGGAGTCTTTCTGCTTGGTCCAAATCCTTGAGACGACGGATTGCCATAGCATCCTCAAGGTCAATCTCTCTTTGTGCAAGTGACTGTTGGATGTTTTGTTCGAGTAGTAGCTTGGATTCGTCTGACATCTCTCGCTCAACAATCACACCGTAGTTGTGAAGTGGCAAAGAAGCAAACGAAGAAAGAATCTCCATGCTTGTGCTTCCGATGGCCCTCTCGTATGCCCCGTAGATGATTGAGTCTGGGGGCAAGACCTGAAGGCACTTGACCACGTCCTCGCAAACTCTTTTGTACAAGACGGACGCTCCGTTGGTAATATCGTTAATAGCATTGTTGCCAGCGGCCATCTGCTGCTGACGTACGCCCACAAGCGCGTCGGAGTTAGGCGTGCTCCCATCCAAAACCTCGTTGACACCCGTGACGTCACGAATCATACGGAGGTAGTGGTTGTACAAACCAATCAGCTCGTTGATGTTCCGGATGGTGTTGTCCAGCGGACGCACAGGCGGGTTCTGGAATCCACCTTCTGGGTTCTTGCTTCTGTAGTAGAAGACACCAGTCTGCTCGTAGATGTCCTGAATGTCGAGAGGCTGAAGCTCTCCACCATTACCCAGAGATACATTCTCGAGGCCCTCGATGTCCACAATCAAACCATCAGGCTTAGCCTTGGCAATGGCTTGTTGAATCTTTAGGTGAGTAAGCTGAAGTTGGTCAGCAAAGCCGATGACAGACGACACCATAGACTTGGGCATCTGACGACGGAAGTTCGTTGCCACAACGCTGTACGAAAGACGAGCGCGTGTGAGGTCGTGCATGTTCTTCGGGATGTCCCGCTTCATGCCGTAGTTGAAGAGAAGTCCGCTACCGATAACGTACGAACCGCCATACACACACATGTTAGGCATGGTGTGAATCTTTCTGTCGTACACTGAGTCGCTAGGGAGCTTGTAGCTCTCGCCCTTGTAGTAGAAACCAATGTTTCCAAACTGCGAGGTCTTCTCTTCGTAAATCATATCGTCGACGCCAAGGAACTCGAAGTCCAAGACGTCAACCAAGTATTCATCGTAGCCATAAACGTGAGCGCCACGGCTTCTGTCGTACACCGTCTGATTGAACTGGGAAGCGTTGTTGTAGCTTCTGTTCATCACAGCCTTGGCAATCTTCTGGTACTCTTCTTCAGGGATGTCCGTCCCCGCCATGCGCTTCAGGTCCTGAATAGAGACGCGCTTGACGTGCCCCGCATAAACGATGTCGGAGAAGTTAGGGTCTTCGGTGCTTGAGTGAATGAACTGCGCCGGGTCTACATACTCAGTCTTAATACCGTAGCTCGGGTCATTGCTTCTTTTGACCACAGCCATACCGTTAACCACGAGGTCTTCCACGGCGCGGCGGAACACGTTGTCATCAAATTCGTTCCAGTCAAGAGTGAGCTTGGTTGCGATTTGAGCAGCAACCTCAGCGCTGGTCTTGATGCTATCAGCCAAATAGATTTCAGCCTCCTCAGAGTTTTCGGGCATCCCTTCGGGAATAGAGGAAGTCCTCAAGCCAAGTGACTTGGCCTCCTCGATAACCTCTCTTTCTTCAATAGCAAACTTGGCCAGAACCTTCTTCTTCTCTTTCTCATCCTTCGACATTGGGTCGATGGCCTCCACATTTGGGCGGAACTTGCGAGACAGAATCTTGTTCACTACAATCCTAACGAACTTAGGAATGATTGGCACAGGAGACCAGTCGAGATTCAACAGCGTTCCATCACCCCCTTGGGTGTCCATGCTGTTAAGAATTTGCTTGTAGACTGCGGTATCCTGTGTGCCGTTGGCGTAGTCTCGGTTGCGCTGGAACTCTACCAAGCGCTTTCCGAACCCAGTAGAAAAGTCGTCCAGACCACCCCACTGTGCCTCGATAGATTTAGCATAGGAAATGCCATAGTCTTCGCTTGCCTTGACGGAAGCCGGAGCCATTGGGTCCGGGAACTGTGCATACGACTTTGGCTTGTGGTGACCCTTCATTACTTACTGTATTACAGGCAGTGTGCAAATATAAACAAAATCACTTAGCGGGCTTGGAGACCCCGCCGGGCGTGTAAGTGTACTTGCGGAAGAATTTTTTACCTGTAAAATCAGCTGGCTTTTTCTTTTGCACAACAGTCTGCGCTGCAAGCAAGGCAAGACCTGCACTAATGGTCAAGTCAAACTTAGTCCGATTGTCGATACGGTACCCAATCCAATCCTCAAGTGTACGGTTAAAATACATCCTACCGATTTCTCCCTTCTCATTGATTCCCACATGGTTGTGTATGTAGTCTTCAATCGCTTGTGCATGTGTGTGGATGACATCCTGTGAGTTAGACGGGATGCCTTTCGTTTTGGTTGCAACAGAACCTGCGGTAGTCAGGTGTTGCGGTCTATCCAACAAGTAGCCATCATAACCTCTTGATTCAAAGTATCTTACGATGCCGTACTTATTGTTTTCCACGAGGAGCGGGTAGCCGTAAAACACAGCTGCCATCAGGATGTCCTCGTAGAAGATTTTCGCCATAGGAGGGCGGGAGCAGTACTCTGCAACAAACATGTTAGAGGGGGCCCGCATGTTGAACTTGTTGTAGATGTGACACGCTCCCTTAGAACCCCTCCCGTCCGTAGTAGCGTCGATGTCATAGGAGTCGACTCCACCACAGCCAATGAGTTTGTTTGGCGCAATGCGTTTGCCCCGTTCGGAAACCTTGAGGTTCCTGAGGTCTGCAGGGGGCATCCATGATACAAACCACCTGCCCTCAGAGCTTGGAACGAATACAACCTCTCCGTCCCTTACGCCTCCTTTCCATGTAAAGTTGCCACGCACCACGGGGTCCGGGTACATGTTCTCGTTGTGGTCAATCTGCTCATAAATCTTTCCGATGTTGAACAGAGAGCCCTCGACGCTATCTCGGAACGCCTCGTCTGTAGTAAAGGGGAACTGACGAACAATCTCGTTCATCTCCCGAGCATCATGCCTAAGAGCGTCCCTTTCGTTTTTTAGAAACTCCCTTGCGCCTATCTCTACGGTTTCTCCGTCCAGCGTCTCCACCTCCTGTCCCGGAGTCTCGATGATTGGCTTCCCGTACTTGTCGAAGAATCCCTCTAAGGCTTCGTAAGCCGGAATAAAGATTCTGTACAATCCGGAGGTTGTCCTGCCGTTTTTGTTGCGTTCTTGTGGGTCGGAATCTTTCCAAAGCTCTTTGTATTCCTGACCTCCTTTGTGCATCGGGTTGACTGTGCTGCCCACAAGCGCCTTCCCGATAACACGGCGTCCCACAATCAAGCAAGTCCGTTGTATCCTCCATGCTTCTCTAATGTCTGTTGGTTTCTCCCACTTGCCTGCCTCATCGAGATACAAGATATGCAACTTCTCACCATCGTACGCATTGTTCGTGGTGTTTTTCCAGTTAATGATTGTGTTCAGGGCGTCGCCCTTGACAGAGGTCTTGTTGTTTTTGGTAATCCTTTTAGACGGTTCTCTAAACGCCAACTCCATTCTCGGGTTGGTAGTACCGTCTTGGATGGGCTTAAAGAAGAACGGGTAGGACTTGAAGATAGCTACGACCTTCTTCATGAAGACGTTCTCCTGCGCGTCCTTACCCGTCTTCGACTGGATACCCAAAAGTTTGTCCTTGACCTGTGTGGCTTCATCGACCAGAACGCAGGCGGACATGTTCGTGTACCCTGAGCGACGACACTTGGTATACAGTTGACCAAGGCATCTGGGGTCAGCCTCACACGCGGCTTGATGGATGAAGAGCTTTCGTTGGAAGTCTAGGAAACTAGGATAGCCAATATCTATCTTACTCCACTGAAGCATCATGTAGTGACGCCCAGTGATGTATGTAGGTTCTCCGTTGTTGTAGAACCAGTAGCCCTCGCGCCTTCTACGGAACTCCTCCTCGATGAAGGTAGAGAACCTTTGACGAAACTCCTTGGGCATTTCATACCACTCGTCCATGGACTTGATGCGAGCAAGCTCTGATGGCATATCACTCCTGTTCCATGTCTGCAAGTGGTCCGGCAGGTCGTGGCCTGCAATCTCTTTCTTCGGTGGTTTCTTTGGCAGACAGATAGGAAGCCCGGAGATGTCAATGACTTCCCCGAGTGTGCCGCGTGGGCAGATGGATACGACTGGTTCGTCGTGCTTCTCTATGTCTACCAGCCCCGTCACTTACTAAATCTTTCTGCAAACCCGCCTGAGTAATCCTTTGCTTCGTCGATAGCTCCGTTCTCGCTTAGGTCCTTGACCATCTGCTCCAGACGCTGCCTTTCGATTAGCAGTTCTTTGCAATCGGTAGCGGTCTGCTTGATAGACTGAAGCTCAGCCTTGCGTGCAGCACCGCCTGCCTCCGGGTCGACGGGCCGCTTGACCTCCTCAATCATGTGGTTGATTGCGACAGCCATGCTATCCATCAGCCTGCGAGAGGCCTCGATGGTCTCGAACTCAGGCTTCCTCGACATACATCATTTCTTCTGAGCGCATACGGAACACGGTGGTATCATCCTCCAAACGCATCTCGTAGTCTCGGTTCTTCTTGAACCCAACGATGTCTCCTGCCTTTACGCCCTGAGTAATCATATCCTTGGGGCAGCAGAATACCTTTGCCTTAAGGTGTGTCTTAGGCTTGAGGTCAACCACGATAATCTCGTTTTCCTCTGGCTCATCCTCCTCAAGTGGCTGCAGGAATACCCAGTCAGCGAGCATGTGAAGCTCACCAGTGTCTTTGCTGCGGTAAGCAATCGCATGGCAGGCAAGGGTATTGTCTGGGTCGTATCCCACAATGAACCTGTCCTCGTCGTCAACCTGAATCTTTAGGGCATCAGACATGACTACGTGGTGGTGGAAAAACAGGGTGTCTCCCGGCTTGACATCCACGTCGTACTTGACTGGGGTTGACGTCACCTCACCGTACATGACGCGTCGCTCGAACTCCTTCCACTTAGGGTCGACGTAGAGCTCCGTGCCGTTCTCCAGCTCGATGGTGTCGTGATGAGTCTTATCAAGCTTCACCACGAAGTGATACAGCGCCTTCATTCAAAGTTACAATCGTATTCAACAATGACTGGGGTGTTCTCCACAGTCTTCCACAGGTAGGACGATTCACTGTCCTGAGTGTAGATGTTGTACCTACGAATGTTGTACTTGAACATAGCGCGGTCATCCTCCTCGATAAGAACAACCTTTCCTGCGCCAGCCTTCATGCCGACGTAGTACGCCATCGCATCCTTCGGATTGGGACCGATGACGATTTTCCTGATTAAATTTTCCATTGTATTAGTTGAGGTTGAAGCCTAGGTCTCCTAGGTCAATGTCATCAATGTCGATGTCATCATCTTCTTCTTCGGTAATCTTTTCGTAAGAAGCCATGATGGCTGAGAACAACTCGGCAAGTTCTTCCGGGTTATCTACGTGCCACTTGCTGGCTACTTGCCAAGCAGGGCCAATCTCCGGGATGTCATCAACGATACCAAGCCCAAAGATGTAAGCCACCCTTTCGTTTACTTGATACTTCTCGATGACGTCTTCAAGCTGCGCCAAAACTTCAGCCACTTCCGTGATGAAGAGCTCTTTGAGGGTGGGGTCCATGGTTGTCATTATTGTCCGTTGATTACGAGGATGCCTGTTGGGTTGGTGGAGTTTCCGACGAGCTTTCCGCTGACGTGCCATCCGGCGTCGTCGTAGCACGTAAGCTCAAGGAAGCTTCCCACTGCTCCTCCGAGGTTGTCACTATCTTGGTCCAGCGTAAGCTGGTTGAATGTAGAGACAGCAGCCGATGCGGTTGCACGGGTTACAGTCTGAACACCAGTCTTGTTGGACGAAGTGGAGATGTGCGTGATTGCGCCGTAGAAGTAGTCACCCGATGCCGCGTTGATGTTGCACGGGGTGTTCGACCCTACATCCACAAGAATGCGCAAGAACCTGCCTGCAGATGCAGCGGGCAGGGTAAGAGTTCCTCCAGCGAGAGTAGCACAGTCCAAGAATACGGTAGCTCCGGAGTCTGTAGTTGCGCTAACCGAACTGGTGGTAGTTACGTTCAGTGTCTTTCTAGTGTCGTACTTCAGGGTCATCTGAGCTCCGCTAGAGCGGATGGTCATGTTCGCACCTGTCTGGAAGTTGGCCGTAGACGCATGCCCGGCTGAATCCGTGATGGTAACGCCGATAGCAGTGCCGGTGCCATTTGTCGTGGTCCCGCTGCTGGTAGACACCTGAACGGTCTTAAGGTTCGGAAGGGTGCGTGTGCTAATCAATCCGGTAGACGCATCGCGTACTAGGATTTGGTCGCTCGTGGAAGTCGCGGGTGAATCAATCAGAAGATTCGTTACCTTTACCTGAGCTGTAGACACAGACAGTGCCGTATCATTGCCAGCGCCATCGGTAACAACTTTAAGGCTGCCACTAGCTGCAGCGTTGTCGGTGGTCTTGAGGATTCCGACGTAGGTGGTTTTGATTTGAGTACCTGATAGTGACGTTCCCATCTTGTTCTTTTTGTCTACACAAATATACTCAAAATGAAGAGACACAGACCCGAGCGCAAAATGCGGGAGTTCTCCTACCTCCACGAGAAGTACGTGAACAAGAACTACCTCAAGTATCTAAGGCTCGCAGAGACAGACATGCTGCAGCATTACGACGTTAGGCCAGTAGAGATGCAGGTGATGTTGTTTGGCTACGACTACGAGTTCTTTACCGCGACGCACATCGCAAAGTCATTGTTTGCGTCCCCCAAGAAGTTCAGGGAGCGAACGCTGCAGCCTATGATGAAGAAAGGCCTGATTCATGTGGTACACAGGAAGTTCAGGGTGGACACCGGCACGGATGCCGACATGTACTTCACCGAGGAGGCTAAGGCAAACTACAAGCACAGGTACGGTCTGACGCCAAAGGCTAGGCACCTCGTTCAGAGGTTCTACCGCAAGATAGAGGGTGAAGAGTCGATTAAGATTTCCCGTGAGTAACGGTCTTGAATGACGCCTTCTCCACAGCTCCCGAGTGAGGCTTGTAGTCTCCCTTCATCAGAAAGTACCTGCCTCCCTCTTCCATCCAGTGGTAGCCCTTGGGAGGGTCTACCTTAACCTTTTTGCTCAACACCTGAAGACCACCCTTCTTGTATTTCTTTACAGTGTTCATGAGTTGTCTGCCTTAAGTTGAGCGTAGTAAGCGTGCTCGGTAGGGAAACTTTCTTGAGGGTAGGTCAAAAGAAAGATGTCACAGTACTCGTGGATTTCTTCCGAGCTAAACGATGTATGTTCTGGCCACAGGTCTTCCATCAGTATGTCTTTGTTGCGGTTTGAGCAATGTCTGCGTATCCATCTCTAGACAGAGTGAAGTCTATCCTGATTGTGTGACCCGACGCTCCGTTGACCAAGGTTTGTACATTTTGTCCACTAAGCAGGATGAAATAACCATCACCAGACTGCCCAAGCGGCAAGTTGTATGTAGCGTCTGCCGGAGTTGCCGTATCGCTTGTGGTCTCGTTTGTCCAAGTGATATTCTTCAGGGTGTAGTCCCCAATCGTTCCGCTCCAATCGTTAGCAAAGTCAATAAGTGTAGCGACGTTTGTGCCCCTAAGCGTGCCTGATAAACTAGTCTCTGGGGTGGTAAGCGCCCCCACAGTTGTCACAGTCCACTCTGTAATCCGAGAAGGAAGTTGTCGAATACGAGCTTGTGACCTTCTGCGGGCCGATGAATTTGCTAGTCTTCTCATGTTGTTTCAGTTGGGGTTGGTGGCGGGAGAGGGAAGCTAGGCAGAGGGGCGTAGTCTTGGTCGTACGTGATTCCAGAATCCCAGTCAGAGCCGAAGTAGTTTACTGGCAAGAGGTTATCTCCTCCAAAGTCAACCCAAACACCCGATTCGTTAAAGTAACCAAACAGGTTCATGGTGGCACTATCGAGGTTTCCGTCCTCCGAAAAGCTTCCGAAGAATGCCGTGAACTGGTCAATGTCAGACCCATCAAATACTTGGTCTCCATTGATGTCGTACCCGCCAAGACCCATATTTGAAATCATATCGTAGTCTCCGCCCAGCTGTGTGTTCAGAAGGTCGATAAACGAAGCGAAGACCTGTACGTCGGCATAGCTAAACACTCCGTCAGAGTTGAGGTCAAACGGTAGGTCTGGGTTTGGAGAAACCCCACTGTTGATAAATTGATTCAGCAGAATCGAAGTGGCCTGAGGGGAGCCCGGTGCGTAGCTGCCTGTGGTAACATCGTAAGTGCCGTCAGTAGCGGAGGCGTAGAAGGTTGCTGCGCCCCAAGCAAATTGCTCTCCATCAAGACCATTAAACAGCGTAGTAGCTGCATATTCTGTGTCAAGGATGCCTCCAAACATAGCCAGTGCTGCAACGTTGTCTCCAACAGCTGTGATAGTATCATTGATAAAGAACCCAGCTCCAAACTGTCCAGAGATTTCAAAGAAGCCATTTTCCCAAAGGAACGTGCCAAGAATGAGGATGTCATCTCCTTCAATCAAAGACCGACCACCCTGAACGGCAGATGTGTTGTAGGAATTAACTAGCTCGAGCCAAGTGTTTCCATTCTGAACTGCAGACTCGATAAAGCCCTGAAGAGTCGCCCAAGCCTGTGCATCACTGCTGTCGAAAACGCCGTCACCATCGAGGTCGAGGTTCAGCGGTAAGTTCGAGCCAGAGTTGTAGTTTCCGACGTAAGCTGCGATGTAGTTCTGATTGGCAATAGAAATCAAGTCGTTATACAGACCATCTGCGAGAGACGTTCCGTTTGACTGGAAGTTGATTGCCATGCCATCGTTGTCGAGCACTGCTCCCACCCCAGCATTAAGACCAACCGCATCGAGGTAGTCCACATACGCTAGAACCTCTGCGTTGGTGGGCATGTTGTTTGTTACAAAGTTCCCTCCTCCAATGTTAGAAGCGTTGAAAATAAAGAAGGTTGCACCTCCATCAGCCCAAAGAATCCCATCAAATTCACCTGCCGCAAAAGGCGCGAAGGAGGGTGGGGCTTGCTGATTTGTGTACCAGTCCGGCACAGAGCCCGTGTCTTGGGTTTCTTGTACTGCCTCCCAGTAGTAGAAGAAGCTTGCAGTAACAGCCAAAAGAGCACCTATCTCGTTGGCGCCATAGGTCCCGGTGTAAGTGTCTGCTACCCCGCTGTATCCGGTAAACGAAAGGTAGGCGTCAAAGGCTCCTCCTTGAGGAACCAAAGCGTCGAGAGCTGATGCCCAAGCAGGCGTTCCCCCAAAAGTGTCTCCTTCATTCGGGGTAAAAGCTCCAAACCCGAGCCAGTTAAGTTGATAGCCGCTTAGGTCACCGTAGCTTCCGTTTCCAAAATTTTGAAAGAAAGTATTGCCTTGGAAGGCATCGTAAACTCCAAATTGTTGCCAATTAGTTCCGGAGCTGAAGTTGTTGACAACACCACCTCCTTGCATGAGGAACTGCCAAAGGTGGCACCAGTCGGCAAAGTTAATCTGACCGTCGCCACCAAAGTCAACAAGTCCGTTTGCAGACCTGAGCCAGTTCTTCCAGCTGTAGCTATCTGCCGGAGAAGAAAGGCCTTCTCCCCCGTCAAACAGGCTGAGTGCGTTTGCGCCAAGCGGTGGGATGAGGATGGTAGCGTTAGCCGAGTTAAAGGTGTAAAATATCGTACCGTCTGAGACGTTCACGTAATCGTAGTGACCCGCGAGGCTAGGGTCCTGCCCGAGGTTAAAATAACCGTACCCGTACCCAAGAACATTTAGGAACTGAGTAAAGTTAGGTGCGTCAAATCCAAACTCAGCTGCAATGTCATTATCCGAAAAGCCTTGTGCAACCCAGCCAATGTATTCATCCCAAAAAGCCTCGTATCCGTCGGTGAGCATTGTGGTATACTCCCCTTGACCCAAAGCC